TTTTATTAAAATATTTAACTTGAATGTTTTTACTCCAACCGCAACAACAATATAACATTGCTCTGTCTTTACTTTTTTCAATAGGTTTGATTTTAAAATTATTTATCTTGCTGCTTTTCGTTTTACACTTCGGGCAACACCAATCTTTGCCCTTCGCTGCTTCCGATAAATAATAGCCGATATCTCCATATAAAATAGTTTTAAATTTAAAATTGACATTATCATTTAAAATATTCTCTTCTTTTATTGAAGTTAATTCGGCTGTTATTTTATCGGTCATTATTCTATCCCCAAATACGTTCTCAACGCGACGTTATAAACTATTTCTCGCGCGTTAAATTCGGTTTGTACTTTTTCAACGTATCCGGAATAGAAAATATCATCGCCATTAACGTCTACGCCTTCCGCTTCCGCGTCATCTTCAAGTTTTTTCGCTAATTTTTGAAGCTCTGCAATAGCAGCTTTCTTCGAATATTTACCAATAGTCAAATCAGCTTTACGGGCAAGGTTCGCAGCAATTACACGCAAACCTTGCGCAGCAGCTAATTTTACATTATTCGATTTTAATATAAGTAATTCTTCAACTTGAGGATCGGTGAAAAATTTATTTGTAGCATCTAAATCACCTACCAAAAAGCGAACTTGTTCCGCGCTTGTCATAGCCATTAGAAATCACCTACTCCTTTTTTAAGGTGTTGAGCTTCGTTTTGTCAATATTGTTACGTGCGGTGTATTTCCTGCAGCGTCGACCTGTACTCTAACTCCGTCGTCAAACCATATTCCATATCTGGTTGAACTGTTAAGAAAATTCATAACTTCAAGCACGTAAGGGAATTGAATATATTCGCCAGGGCTTTTGGCTTGTATATCAAGTACCAATTTTATATTCGCGCGCGCGTCATAAGTATTACCCTGATCGGAAAAGTAAATTTTCATGGCGTTTATAGAATTATCAGCTGCGCCAATTATTATTTTGGTTATAATCCTATCAGCTGAATTCGCAACAACCGTTATTGCTTCTGCAAAATATCTGCTTTCCGCTTTTGCGCTCATTGTTAATCCAAAAGCCAAAACTATTACCAACATTGTAATAAGAAAATTTTTCATTTTTAATTTCTCCTTTTTTTTAAATTCCCAGTTAATTTTTAACCCGGCGGTGAAATAGGTAATTCACCGCCAGGTCGTTATACAAACAAGGGGTATTAATATATTAAGCGTTATCGCCGGTGCTATAATAAGCAGCCCTGCAATAACGCGTGGTGCTATTATGGAATATTCTTACTTTGTAATCAAGAACATCTCCACGGAAACTTCCAATTTCCCCGGTTAAAACTCCAGCTAAAGCCATTTGGTCGCTTTTTCTAATTAGCAACTCAACGCCTTTGTGTCCAGCTAATGTTAGTCTTGTAATCGCAGGATAGTCGTTCGGATCCGCAAATAAATACCAACCCGTTGCCGAAGTTAACCAAGGTGCAACTATAACCTTTAAATTAAATCGAACAGGAGCAACATTCATCGACGCAGCAGCTATGCTCTGCAATATTGGATTTACAAGCTGTTCAGCTTTAAATCCTAATAAAGTTGGAACAACCAAATAAACAACACCCAAATTTAATTCGTTTTCGTTCGCATCAGTTTGTGACATTATCGCGCTTATTCCAGCTTCAAGATTAGCCTGATTTAAAACGCCAGTTCCGATATTGTTACAAGCTGCAGCAAAAAAGTTAGTATTTGCCTGAAATGTATCAACTATTTGTCTAAACATAGTTCTAACGGCTGCTCTTTTTAGTTTGCCCTGCAGTTGTTTAAATTCACCAATCGTATCCGAAATTAATGCCTCCCAAGCTACGGCAAAAATTCTACCATACTTGATTATTGACATTGAATCGTATTCATCTTCAAAATACGTTCCTTTATAATCTTCGGTCGGTTTTACTTCAAGTAAATCTTCAACTTCAGTTGTTTGATACAATCTCACTTCATTGAAATTGAGAGCCGTTTTTTCTGCGCAAATTTGAGTTATATCCTTTTTAGGATCTTCGCTAGCAAAAGGCGGTTCGGCGTCAAGCTCATGTTGAGTGACAATCAGGTTTCCAAGTAAATCGCTCCCCGTCATAGCTTCTTTTACCGGAATCAGCCTGCCTCCGCGTTTTTCTATCTTATCTAAACTTTCCATAACTTTTCTTTTAATAACTGAATCTTTTTTTATCGCTTCTTTTACTGGAATGTAATCTTTAAAAAAATCGTCTTTAACTTGTGAAAATTCTTCTCGCATTTTTAAAACACCTCCTTTTGTTTTATATTTTATTGTGCTGTTTCAGGATCGCATCCACAGCATGATTTCTGCTGTACAATCCATACTCTTTCTGCTACATTTGCCGCAGCGGTTGCGTCGGCGTTCCCTATTACTTTTCCAAATACACAATTTACAGCGCCAGCATCATTAAGCGGTGAAGTTGTTAAGTTTACTTTTTTACTGTTTCCAATACAAGTATCATCTACAACTAAGCTAGGATCGAAATAAACCAAATCGCCAATTGCAATAGCGCCCCATGTTTCTTCCGTATCAGCCTGACTGTAAGTTAACACGTTGCTCACACAATGTGCATATACAACATCTTCAGCTACATCAACCGGCGCGTTGTTATCGCTATCCGCATCCTGCATAATAGTTCCGGAAAGAAAACCAACTCTTGCAGCCATACCGGAAAGATCTCCCGCGCAAACAGCCAAATCATAAACCAGTCGGTTTGTTACGCCTGAAATAAAAGTATTTGCCATCTTAAAACACCTCCTTCGTTTTCATTTTTTTTATTTATTGTCATCGTAATTCATATCAGATTGTTTTGTTTGTACAAAATCATAAAGAAATATTGCTGAAATTGTTGCCGTTCCAGCATCTATCCAAATTCCGTCTTCGTATAACGCTAACAAATCATGTTTGATATTGTCAGTTCTGTACGCCTTGTGCTGACCATACATGTTTCTGGCAATCAAACTTCCGTATTCGCTTTTAGAATCTAATTCTACAACTTGTCCAGAAGCAGCCAATAATCCAATATACTGAACCACATTAGCCGTCCAAGTGTTAGCCGCAGCATTTACGCTAATCGTTACATTTTCAATGTTAGCTATGTAAGTGATTAATATTTTCGCTAATTCAACATCTCCGCCGGTTGTGACTGACATCGGTCCGGAGCCTGTGACTATCGTTGAGCCAGCGAATGCAAAGCTGAAAAACGCTAACATTAAAACTGAAACTAAAAATAACTTTTTTAACATCTTTAAACACCTCCTTTTATTTTTTTTCTTCTTTCTTTTTTGCAGTTATTGAATCCAATTTCGTTTCAAGCTCATCGCCAGAATTATCGGCGCTTTCTTTGCCTTCTTCAATCACTTCATCATTTGCAAACACTTTGACTTTTCCTCCAAGTCCTTTTAAATACTCGGATTCTTTAACAATTTTGTTTTCAGTGTCTTTTTTTAATGATTCGGTTTCTTCAGTAATAACCGTGTCAACAAGTTCCTTTTTCAGTTTGGCTTTCGCGACGTCAGGCAATTTAGAATCTTCGATTAATTTTACTGCAACTTTAACCAATGATTCTTTCTTTTCCTTCAGTTCAGATTCCTTTACTTTCTTTTCTAATTCTTCATTCTTTGTAACAGAAGCTTCAAGCTCCAATTTCAGCGTTTCGTTCTTTTCTGCTTCCTTGCTTTCTGATAAAATCTGTTTGACAATCTCGGGATTTTCTTTCTTTAATTTTTCGAGTGTAATCTCCATTTTTGAATCATCTCCTTTCTCTTCCTGTTTTTTTTGACTTTCTAAAGCTTCAAGAAACCCTCCCGCATTCGCTTTTGTTACAAAATCAACACTTTTAACCGCCACTATGCCGTCAACAATTAATACCGGATATCCACCGCTTTCACCCTCATGTCCTTCAAGATATGAATGCTGTGAAACTTCAACCGGCGTCTTGCTATCTTTCATGTTTTTAAACCATTTAAAAAGCGAATCCGCGTCGTATGTAGGAGAGCCGTGTATTACCACGTTCCCAACTATATTGCTGACGCCGTCCTTTTCTTTAAACTCAGTGGTTTTTATAGCTGCAACTTTGTCATTTATATTGCGTTCAGGGCGATCGTATTGTTCGCTTTCAGATTGATGATTTAAAAACATAGGCGCTTCGTTAAATACGCCGTTTACTACAGCCTGCTTCAAAGCTTCGTTAGTGTAATCCTTATCTTTTCCTAAAGTCAAACCTTGTGTAACAAGCCGTATCTTTACATTTTTAATTCCTTCTTTACTTTCCATAACTTCGTCAACTACAAAAGCCATGGAATCTCTATAAAGATTTTTCAAGTTTTTCACCTCCTTGTCACTATCATTTTATTGAACAACCTGTCGTGTCATATAACATTGACAATTAATAAAATTACTAGCACTCAAACTAGAATCTTGAGGATGCGATGCCGGTTCTCCTGCAACGTCAAAAAATTCGTTAAATTTTACCGTTTGACCATTCATATTATCGTTCCAGTGTCGTTCGTTTATATTTGTAACATTCCAAGTTTTATCCATAAGATGTTTAATGCCAACTTCGTCCGCTTCTTTGTTAGCCATAGTCCAACTCGATTGATTGGCTGCGCTTAATACTTCAGTCCGCGCTATGCTTCTGTAATTAGTTTTTAATCCTTTAAAATAATCAATAGTTTGCCGAGCGGTTGCACCTTTCTGTAACATAGCCAATAATCCGCCTTTTAATTGGTTCTCTATATTCTTCGTTATAGTAGTCGATATTATTTTAAATTTTCTATTCATTATAACGGGTTCAACGTATTGATTATAAAATCTGGCATCAAAAGGCGTCTTAAACGTTTGCGCGGTATATATAGCAGCCATCTTGCTGCTTTTACGCGTCTCTTCTTGTATGCTTGTATATATATCGTTTTTATATTTATTCATTATTTTGTTAACGTCAGGCATATAAAAAGATTCTTTCGCAATTTGCGCTTCCACTTTGGCAAACGGTTTTAAAAAATCTATTATATCAATTATCATATCGTGCATTGGCGCTTTAATTTTACGCGCCAATGATGCCTCTATACGCCTGACCTTTGTAAGCGGAAGCATTTTAATCTTCTTATTCTTTTTAGCTTTAGCTTCTCGTGTTAACAATAGCGTCATTTCTTCTCCTTTATTTTGGTTTCTTCATCAATGCGTTGCTTCACCATACCGACAACGCGTTCCGTCTCTTCATCCATATCTTTTTCCTTCTGTGCCTCGTCAACCTCATCCTCTTCATCATAATCACCGTATTGTTCAGATATTATATCGTCAATGTTACGAACTCCTAGCAAGCTATATATAGCCCGGCTGCCGACTCTCTCGTCGACCGATCCAGCTAATATGCTTTCATTAATAGCTTTTATCATAACAGCTGTTTCTTTGCTTACAATATCAGGCATATAAACGCTGATATTAAGATTCTCCCACGTTGAATTCTTAACCTGTTTTAAAAATTTGTTTAATAGCTTCTTTCCGTCCTTATCCTCTTCGTTTGTTGGTAAATCAAAATCATCGTTCATAGTTTCATCTTTTATTAATTCAACGCCTTTAATTTTTATTACTTTTAATATTAAAAACTTCATCACCCATTCTATTATTTCAGCGAACTCTTGTTGCTGTGCTTGAAATCTTTTTAATACGGGCAACTCCATCGCCGTGGCGGTTGCAAGGTTGGCGTTGCTAGGATTGCCGTAGTAATGCTCCGATTTACCGGTTCCTGACGCTATCGCCTGCATTAGTATCTTGCTAGTACCTTCAAACATCTTCGGATCATGTTTAATATCTATTGGTTCCTTTTTCATATACTTTTCATTTACATATAATTCACTGCCGGTAGCTGGAGTGGTTGAGTTTACGTTGCCTCCAGGGGTTATACTTTTAGCAGCCGTCATCATAGCTTCAACAACCGGCTTGCCAACTCCTTCGGGAAATTTATTCTGCCAAGCGTATCGGCTTTTAGCTTTTAGCATAGTAGCCGAATCTTCAGCCACCTCTTTATGCGCTTTAAACCATTTCAACGTTTGCATATAAACCGGATAACCGCGTAAACCGTTTACCTCGGCAGCATTGCCGAACGATACTAAAAAACCGTATAACCGAACTTTAGTATTTTTATTATAAGAAGATTCAGCGTGTTTATTAATATCAGCTTCATCCTCGTTATTAATATCGGGAATAATAAACTCTTTTGTTTCATTTTTCTTTTTACCCGTTTTAAAATCATGTATCACGTTTATAGTTTTATATTTATAATACTGAATACAATCCTTATCGCCCGGCGCTGTAATAACGTCAATTATCTTTTTAGTATCACGTTCAATGCGAACTATATTTTCACCGGTTGTTTCGTTTATATATATTTTAAAGAACAACTCGCCAATTATTGTCTTTTGTTCGATTATATTTTCCATAGCCATAAATCCAGTAAACGTTTTTTTATTTTCACGGGCATCCCATATATAATCTATAATACGCTGAATGAATGGATTATCACTTTCAGGACGGCTTATCCCTTTGCCAAGAATAAACCCTTTGTCTAACTCAACGGCTTGCTTGTAAATAGGGTATCGCTTATAATCATCACGGCTTCTTTGAATAATATTCTTTCTATCAAATTCGTCAGGCTCTTCAGAGAACGCGGTGCCTTGATTAATCCAACTTAAATCTTCAAGCGCTAATCCTATATTGCCAGAAACGCTTTCCATACTTTCCATAAATTTATCAATATCAGATTTATTAATCTGCACAACTTCTTTTTTTAATTCAGGTTTTTTATCAAATTTACTCATATTATCACTCCTCAATATTGTGAGATTCAATAACGTTCATAAACTTTTCTCGTAAAGCCGGATCGTCACCTATAATTTTAGCAACCTCTAATTCTTTAATCTTATCAACGTCGGACATATTAGTATTAATTATAACGTCGCTTTCTGTAAGCGCTGCTATTAGCTTATAATATAATTCAATAGCTTTAAGCTGCGTCTTGTTGTCAAAGTTTGTTGTTTTTATACCTTTGAACTCATGTTCGATAGAACGCGGTTTATCTATTAATGCAATATGCCTTTTGATAACTTCATCTTTCGGCATCCCCAACTTCTCAAATAATCCAACATACATGTTTTTATATTTTCTTAAATATGTTTGAGCTTTGGATTTTGATAATCCAGATTTTGTAATTGCATCTTCAACGCTTTCGGTTTTAAAAAATGCTTCTAAAAATTTCTTATGTGCATCATGCGTATTCTTTTTCATTTTCGTTCCGCCTCCTCGTGAAAAACTTTTTCGGTCGCGTATGAATTTATGCTTATATAACTTCCTTTTAAAAAGTATATATTATAAAAAAGCGTAAAACTACGTAATTCTTCATAAAAATTTAGCCCCTATAGTATATATATATATAATTATATAATTATAAAATAAGACCCAGATAACAACCCTACTATACTAATTATAATAATACAATTAGAGATAGAGAAATAAATTAGTATTCTTTCAAATGAGATGGGGGTCTCTACTTTTTTTTATTTTTTTTTTATAGAGACCCCCTACTCACTTTGAAGAAGTAGGTAGAAGTTCAAAGAAACGCCTTATAAATATAGGATTGGATTTAAAAAGATACCGCTGACCTGCCACCCGGCGTGAAATAAAGGCGTCAAAGAGGTTGTCATGACCTCACCTTCCCGGATGACAGCACAGCAAATAATATATATCTACTTATTCAGGAGGGGGTGTATTGCTATTTAAGCCAGAATCATCCTCATTTTTCTTTTCAGTAGATACAGGAAGCGAATCGTCGATCTCATCATCAACGCCAAGCTGCTTAATGTCAATGTGAAAGGTATTCCCGTCGGCGTATGCACGAGTAATTTTACTCAGCGCAATCTTTTGACTTTGAGCGGATTGAAGAAGCTCAATAAAGCCAAGGGGTTGCATAACAAATTTACTATCTCCGGCACGTTTAAAAGGCATTGGTTTTTTAGTTTCGGGATTGATACATTCGATAATAAGCTGCCCGGTTGGTTCATCTTTATTATTTTTTTGAATCACTACGTTAAACATTGTAAAACCTCCTTATTTTTTTTATTTACTTTCGTCCCTTGTTTCAATCACTACTCTTTTCATAACCAAAATGAACCCGAACAAATAATATTTTTTTGTTATGGTTATAAGTGATGTAGCCATAATTTACCTCCTTTTTTTTATCTTCCAGGACCATCAACTTCGAAAACCCTCGGACCGCCCGGCTTCGACTTCTTTTCGCCCGGAGTTTTACTGTCAAGATTTATTCCTTTACTAACAAACGTCAAGCGAGTTGCATCAAAAGATTTCCATTTTTCTTTACCGTCCTGAAAAGCTTCCTTTTTGTTAAAGGGTATCAAGCTATAAACGTCACAGCCCGTAAGATACTGGCTCCGACACATTACATAGCCGGTGAACCCGGTAATCTTATCTTTTACTTTTGCACCTAGTTTAAATTTAAAATTTGTCATTGTTTCACCTCCTTATTTTTTTTATTTTTTTCGACCTGTTCCTTTGCCTTGCCCAGCACCTTTTCCATACCCCGGACCGCCTTTAGTACCGGGACCGGTATTTTTATTTCTACCGCCACCGCCGGATGTTCCTTTTCCTTTTCCTGCACCTTGCATAGCACCAAAATTATTTTTACTCACGCGACTCACCTCCTTTCGTTTTAATTTATTTTTCACAGCCGTTATTTTATGTTTGTTTGAATCTGTAACGATGATATAATACTCAAGTGTTTCATTAAAGAATGACCACATGTAGGGATCCGCTTTAGTGACAAGAATACGCCGAGCTCTTGTATGTCGATTGCGAATACCGAACTGAAAATTGAGCCATTTTGCACTGGCGAGATATATACCCGGTTTCATTTTCATTTCATCACTCCTTCACTTTAAATTTTGCGTAATCAATACGCATTAATTCTTTGTCGTCATAATTAACGGAAAAGAATTCTTCCGCGC